GGAAAGTGGTGGACGATGCCATTTTCTACGCAGCAGAGAACAAGTCCTTTGTAGGCATTGCCCAAGCTAGTAATCACATCCCTCCTAAGTCTCACATCTTTGCTGCTCCTGCTTTCTTCTTCATTTGGCGTAAGACTTGGAAGGCTATGCAGCGTCCTACCTTCTCAGAGACTCCTAACTCAGACGTAGCAGAGAACGTAAGCTACGCAGCAGAGATGTCAGGCATACGCTACAAGACCCTGTTCCCTACTCACTGGACAGCAGAGCCAGTAGAAGGCCATGCGTGGCGGCTGCACACTTACGGCTTGTACGGTGTAGGCACACACTTTGAAGAAGGCGTGTACCATTTATTCCAAGGTCGGATAGAAAGGAACATACAAATGTTTGTTAACCGCTGCGATGACATTATCAAAGGCAAGTTCAGTACAGAACACATGATGGACAGCCGCCATCCCTATCATGGAAAGATTTGTCCGTGAAGTTTGACCTCCAACACTTCTACAAGTTCTGTAGCGAACTCAAGATTGAGACTAAGGAGGAAGGCCTAAAGAAGATGGGCAACCTCCTAGGTACGCAGAAGTACGTCATGGAGGAAATACAAAAAGGCTTGGCAGAGGACATCCACTTCTTTGTTATCTTAAAAGGCAGGCAGTTAGGCATCACTACCGTCAGCCTTGCCCTTGACCTCTACTGGCAGTTCACACACCCCGGATGGCAGGGCACGTTGGTGGCAGACTCAGAAGAGAACAGGGATATGTTCCGCTCTACGTTAGCTATGTACATGGACGGGCTACCCAAGGAATACAAGATACCCCTGATAGCCCACAACCGTAACCAGATGGTTCTGAAAAACAGAAGTCGTATCTTTTATCAGATTGCTGGCAACAAAAGTAGACTAGGGCAAGGCAAGGCTATCACTTACCTTCACGGTACAGAGACTGCTAGTTGGGGTAACGAAGAGGGACTAGCTTCCTTAATAGCCTCTCTAGCAGAGAAGAACCCAGAACGCCTATACATGTTTGAAAGCACAGCGCAGGGCTTTAACATGTTCCACGACATGTACAAGGTAGCCAAGTCTGCCAAGACCCAGAGAGCAATTTTCTGTGGCTGGTGGCGTAACGAATACTACTCCGTAGATGCAAACAGCAACATCTACAAAGTTTATTGGGATGGCAGGCTAACTCCAGAAGAGAAAGAGTGGACAAAGGACATTAAGAAACTGTACGGCGTAGAGATTAACTCCCGTCAGATGGCATGGTGGCGATGGAAGCTAAGTGAAGGTATTAAGGATGAGTCCCTAATGTACCAAGAGTTTCCTCCTACAGAAGACTACGCCTTTGTGATGACAGGCACTTCTTTCTTCTCGCACAGCCGCTGTACAGAGTCTGCCAAGGTTGCTAAGAAATCATTGCCAGACTGCTACCGCTATGTCTTTGGTCAATCCTTCCAAGACACCGAGGTGCTGAAGTCTACCGAGCGTCTGGGTACTCTGAAGGTCTGGGAAGAGCCTGTAGATACCGCTTACTACGTCATAGGTGCTGACCCTGCTTACGGAAGCAGTGATTGGGCAGATAGGTTCTGCATACAGGTCTATCGCTGCTATGCCAACGGGCTAGACCAAGTAGCTGAGTTTGCTACCTCTGAGATGAACACCTATCAGTTTGCGTGGGTGATAGCGCACTTGGCAGGAGCCTACAAAAACTCTACACTCAACTTGGAAATCAACGGCCCCGGGCAGGCTGTCATCAATGAGATTAGAACCTTGAAGCGCATGGCAGTTAGCATGAACAACAAGATGGGGTCTGACCTGATGGACGTACTTGGCAACATGTCCAACTACCTCTGGCGGCGTAATGACTCTCTTGGTGGGCCAAGCATGAGCATAGGTTTTCTGACAACCAGTTCCACCAAAGAGCGGATGCTGGCTTACATGAAAGACTTTTTTGAGCGTGAGATGATGAACGTGCTGAGTATGGACTTGCTAGAAGAGATGAAGACCATCGTGCGTGAGGACGGGTTCATAGGAGCGCCCGGTAGAGCCAAGGATGACAGGGTGATAGCCTCCGCACTAGCAGTCGTTGCTTTTGCAGAGCAAGTCCAGCCCCGCCTTATCGCCGCTAGGATTACCCGTGAAGTGAGTAAGTCACAGGAAGACTACACGGCAGAGCAGCTTTCTGTTGGCAGAAACGTCAGTGACTACCTTAAAAAGATAGGAATGTTCGGCTCATGATTGTCCTAACAAAGAAAGAACTGCTGCGGCAGATACAAAAGTTTTGTGCTGACAAGGAAAGAGGCATCTCTATTCCCCTGTTTTGCGAGTTAGCGGGAATACACAAGGAGCATTTCCGAGATGTGTTTGTCCGTCAGTGCGAACCGCTTACCGAATACGTCCAGATGCGTGTCAACAAAGCCTATACGCAGTGGAAGGCAGGCAATGTAAAGGTAATGAGACGCAGGGATTTAACCCGGTATGTGGAGTACAGGAAGACACCAGAACCCCCCATGATGGCGGGTATGGGGCTGAAAGTTACCTCTGACGGGATAAAAATCAAGGTGGGAATGGTCAACCGCCATGATTACAGTGAAATTGACCTTAACGAAGCACTTAGAGGGTAACTATGGCTATTTTGAGAGACTACTACTGCGAATCACACGGCATCTTTGAGGCTTGGGAGCCAGAATGCCCTATGAAGCTATGCAAGGCCGCTATTTCTGTTGTACACCTTAAACCAGTAGGTACAAGGTCTGCAAAGACGGCAAAAACGGATAAAACACTGGAAGGATTAGCCAAAGACTTTCAGATGACCGATATCAAGTCCACCAAAGAGGGTGAACACCAAACAGGCTATCTCAAGCGCAACAACAAGCTAACTGACAAGCAATATGCCGAGGCTACAGCCGCCAGTGAACACTTTGAGAGCCAAAAACCCAAAGAAGGACGGGCTGGTGACTCCGCAATCTGGGGAAATGGGGGTAACATCTCTATGAAATCCGTACTTGGTGGACAATTTAAGTCCGTCATGGGAGAATCTGTAGGCATCAATCCCAAAGAAGCGGGGAACTTGACAGGGCCAAAACCGGCGTCTTATATTCCAGACCATGAAAACTTAACGGTTCCTAAATAATGAAAATTCCATCAAACCCAATTGAGAGGGAAATTTTCTACCTTGACCTGATACAGAAGTGTCTAGTGTCAAGGGAAGACCGCAGACCCGACTATGCGGGGTTGAGAAGTTATTATTTGTTTGGCAACGGGCCTAGTGAGACTCCTGCCATCTACAACAAAATTTATCCGCACATTGACCAACTGACCTCGTTCCTCTACTCAGCAGAGACAACTAGGTTCAGCATCAATATTGGTGCGTCGGTGGACGAAACAGAACACACCAAGATTCCTACTCTTACTCGTGCGCTGAATGATGAGTGGCTCAACAGTAATGCTGACCAAGTTTTCTCGCAAGCAGTGTCGTGGTCTTTGTGTTACGCCTCTACTTTTGTAAAACTGATTATCAATAATGGTATTCACCCCTACATGGTAGAGCCTGCCTGCATGGGTGTGCTGCGTGAGGACAGTCCTTACACTGACAGACAAGAAGCTATTGTTCAGACGTACTACATCACTAAGTCAGAGTTGTATTCCCGTCTGTACTCTCATCCCAAGCGCGAACAGATTGTCAAACGTGTTAGCGCTACTCAGCATGAGAGAACAGAAATTGCTAATGGCGTAGAGAAAATTATTCTCTCTGCCAGCAACCCAACCATGTACGGTAACGTCAATCTTGACTTGTCAGGCCTCAACAAATACAAAGCTGTTGTTGCGGAAGAGACAGTAGAGATGACCGAGTTGTGGGTGTGGAACGATGACACCAATGATTACCAAGTAGTTACCAAGGCAGACCCAGACATCATTGTCTATGACCGCAGCGGTGAGTCTATTTTCCTCAAGGGTGAGTTGCCTTTCATTCAAATTTGTCCTAACCCTCAGTACGATTACTACTGGGGTACGTCTGAAGTTTCCCGTCTAATTTACTTGCAACAGTTACGCACTAAGCGTATGGCTGAAATATTAGACTTGCTGAGTAAACAGGTATCACCTCCTACCGCCCTGATTGGCTTTACCGGCATCTTGGATGAGAAGAACTTTGCTCTTAACCGGGCTGGTGGTTTACTTGCAACTGACATGCCCAATGCGAAGGTAGAGAAGTTAGCGCCTACTATCCCGCCTGACTTGTTCAAAGAGATTAATGAGATTGATGCCATGTTTGAAGAGGCATCTGGCATCTCCTCTATCCTGCAAGGCAAGGGTGAATCTGGGGTGCGCTCTACTGGTCACGCTAGTCAACTTGCCCGTCTTGGTAGCAGCAGGGCTAAAAAACGTGCGCTGGTTATTGAAGACAGCCTAGAAAAGCTGGCAACCCTGTATCTCAAGTGTATGCAAGTCTATGACAACACACACTTCAAGGATGAGAAGGGCAATAAGTTCATTGCAGAACAATTTACCAAAGACTTTGTGGTCAAAGTGGATGCTCACAGCAACTCGCCCATATTTATGGAAGATTTGCGCCAACTGGCATTCAATTTGTTCAAAGCACAGGTCATTGACAAAGAATCCCTGCTTGACTTGTTAGAGCCTCCTATGAAGCAGATGCTCAAGGATAGGCTAAAAGTTATGGAACAAAAAGCAGCGGAAAAAGCGTCGCAGCAACCCCCACCACCTCAAAAAGCACCCCCTAAGGAGCAATAATGGCAACACCCGGTTCACCAAAAGCAGGGGTTACTCAGCCCCGTGCAGACCAGCCAAGAGTAAATACCCCAACCCTACAAAGGGGAGAGGCCAGCCCCAACTTGACATATCGCCAAGTTGGATATAAAACCAGCGGTGGGCGTAGTCAACGGGACTATGCTCGGCGTTGACCAACAGGAGTTTCTCATGTACAAAACAGCAAAGCGCGGTCGTAAGACTCGTCGGTAAGAATTCCGTAAGGAATAGGGTATGGCTGCTTCCCCTAGTAAGTAAGTGGCCGCCTTCATGAAGGAGCGCATTATGCGTAAAGGTCGTAAAGGACGTAAGTCTCGCAAGTAATCAAGGGTAAAACCTTGGTTGCCTAGAGCAGCGCATCATTGGCGGTTGGATGATAAATAACCGCCACCTATTGACAAATTGTTTGTATGTGTTACAAACGCGCCAAAGGAGTTAGTTATGGGTGTACCCTCGGATAAATTGATGGAGTTAATGCGAGGCAGTCGTTCTGCTGGCGCAGCAGCCCCCGGAAGTATGCCCACTGGAGCGCCTGCCGTTTCTGATATGTCGGACGAGGGAACCCCTCCGATGTCTTCTCCTATGTCCACCCCAGAGCCAAAGATGGGTAGCAAAGAAGCTGCCATGATTAATGTTGGCATGGCAATGGACTTGCTAGAACAATCGCTCCCCGCTCTAGGGTCTGAGTCAGTGGAAGGGCAAAAGGCTCTTGCAGCTATTCGTTCCTTGACCGGCCTTATGGGGCCACGAAAAAACAAAACTAATGAGTTGCAGCAGTCAGAGATTCTGCAAATGTTGCAAACTCTACCTCAAGCTGGTGGCGCAAGCCCAGAGGGAAAAGCAATGGCAAGCGCGCCGATTCCCGGTATGCCCTCACCCGGCGCACCACAACCACCCCCAATGTAAGGAGTCCATCATGGATTTATTCAAGCCTCGTGGCGCAGCAGCCCCTCGCCGTCCTACTGATAACAATCAGAACAATGGCGTTATGGTTAACACCCCCCGTTTTTCTCAGCTTGGTGGCCTCAACAGCCCCGCTAAAGTTGGCAAAGCTGGTATGGCGGTGCAAAAGCCTGCTGACGGTAAAAAAGTAATCTAATCGTATAAAGAGGGTAACACTATGTCATTAGAAAATGTCTCCTTAGAAGCCCGTGATGAACTGGCTTCACTGTCTCAAATGCTGGCTGAGAATCCTGAGACTCGTAAAGAGTTCTTGCGGATGACCAAGAAGGTTAAACCTGACCTTCCAATTCCAGAACTAGATATGGAAGACTTTACACGCAACGCTGTCAATCAGTCAGAACAGCGTGTACAAGCCTTGGAAGCAAAGTTGCGTGAGCGTGATGCAATTGCAGAATTGCAAAGTCGCCGTAACTCTCTTGTGAAGAAGGGTCTTATCTCTTCTGAAGCAGAGGTCAAAGACGTAGAAAAAATTATGCTGGAGCAAGGTATCACCAACCATGAGACAGCAGCCCAGTATCACAACTGGATGAAACAAGCAGCAGTACCAACATCTTCTGGATACAACCCGTCACCTGTTAAACAGTTTGACCTTAACAAGTATTGGAAGAATCCTGTCGGTGCTGCGCGTGAAGAAGCAGCAAGGGCATTGAGTGATTTGCGTAGGCCCACTCGCCCTATCGGTTTGTAAAAGAGGGTATTATTTTGTCTATCGTGACGTAAGGAGGCCTTATGGCTATTGGCGGCGGCATCCTACCAGCTACAGGGTCGAATCAGTTTACTGAACTGACTTATGTAACTCGTAGAGCCTTTATCCCTAAGCTGGTTGTCCAGCTTTATAACTCGACACCTTTATTGGCAGCACTGATTAGCAATAGTCAACAAGCCAGTGGCGGTGTATCTTCTGTAACTGTTCCCGTACAGGGCGCTCAGTTTGTAAATGCTCAGTGGTCTGACTACAGCGGCTCTTTTGCCCAACCGTCAGTTCAACAAGGTGCTTACAACGCTGAATTTGACTTGAAGCTGATGATTTCTCCCGTGCCGTTCCTCGGTATGGAAGGCGCAGTTCAACAAGATGCAGCAATTATCCCGTTGATTGAGGCTCGTATGAACGATGCCACCAACGTGATGATGGACGCAATGGCTACGGCTTTGTACAACAACACCACTAACACCCAACAGTTCATTGGACTGCCCGGTGCTATTGATGATGGTACAACCCTGCAAACCTACGGCAACATTAACCGTTCTACCTACACATGGTGGAAGTCCAAGCAGTACGCTGCTGGCTCGGTTAACCCAACCCGTCAGAACATCCTGCAATACATTTCTGGTACTGTGAAGAACGGTGCTGAAATGCCTAGCTTTGGTGTTTGCGGCTTTGGTACATGGACTCTGTTGGCTCAAGACTTTGTAGGTCAAGAGCAGTATGTCATCACCCCCGGTTCGGGATTTGATGGCGACAACAACGGCCCACAGGCGGCTTTCCGCGCATTGATGGTTGCTGGTGTACCTATCTACCCAGACCCATACTGCCCAGAAGGTACGGTTTACTTCCTCAACACTAACTATCTCTCGCTCTACATCCATGAGCAAGGTTCGTTTGTGTTCACAGGATTTGAATCTACGCTTCCTAACTGGCAAATTGGTTATGTCGGTGCGGTTCTGATGATTGCCGAGTTGGTGAACGTCAAGCCTAAGTCGATGACCAAGGTGACAGGTTACAACTACCTCTCGCTGTAAGGAGCATAGAACATGTCATTGTCTCTAAATAAAATCCTTCTCGCCAACGCATCCACTAATACGGCTGGTGCGTATCTCCAAGGCATTACCATTACCTCTATCGGTATTGGCAATACAACCTTGATGAACGCTGGCGTATCGTCTGCTCAGTTTGTTCCTGCTGGTGCTTACATTCTTCCTCAAACCACGAACAACGTGATTATTGAAGTGAATGCTTACACCTCTGCTGGTGCTAATGCTTGGACAACGTATGTCGCAGCCAATACAGGCGGTACTGTTATTTCTGACGGTTGGAACGTTCGTGCAAACGCAACTACCAGCACTCAGTCTTTGACTCTGTACACCTCTAATGGTGGTAACAACGCTCCCGGCACTTACTCAAGTTAAGGAGTTGACATGAACGTAAACAATGTAGGTGCTCGATACCCAGACTCATTTGGCAATTTTGCTATTGCTACAGCAGTACCAGTTCCGCTAAATGCGGTAAGTAATGCTGCTGCCGTGATGTCTGTGGTTGGTACTAGCTTCATTGTTCGCCGTGTCACCATCTCAAATGCAAACGCAAGTGCTGCCACCGCTAACGTAAGTATCATTACGTCTAGCGATGGCAATGCTGCTAACGCTGTATTTGCTACCACCAAACTTTCAAACATCACAAGCACAACTACTTTTCAAGACATTGCACCTACTGCGAATGCCGTTTCTAACGTGTATTCGTCTGGCGCTCTGTGGGTAAAAGTAACTACCGCTAATGATGCAACTTGTGAAGTTACGGTGTACGGTGACATTGTGAACGTATGACCGAAACTGTATTCGTAACCAACAGAACTGAAACCGCACTCACAGACGGGTACGGTGGAATCTTCTATGAATTTCTCAAGGGTAAACCCGTAGAAGTTCCTATGCATGTTGCAAAGCATGTGTTTGGTTACGGTGCAGAGAATAAAGAACCGTATCTGGCCCGTCTGGGTTGGATACGTTCTCATTCAGACCTAAATTCTGGGATTGAAAGACTGAGCAAGTTTGAGATAACTGCACAGGCTCCCGAACAGCACCGCTCGTTACCCTCGGCGGTTAGCGTAGTACCTCTGCGGATTGAAAAATCCGTGGGGGGAAAAGTTACCCAAAGGGCAGCATAAAATGGAAGCAACATGGCAACACTTACTTCCTACATATCGGAAGTCCGCAGGCTACTACACGATGCCAACGGAAATTTCTGGGATGATGCTGAGTTAACGGACTACATCAATAGTGCGCGTGAGCGAGTAGTCAGAGACACAGGGTGTTTACGCACTCTTCAAATTACGCAGACTCCGTTATCTACAACGGGAGTAGCAGCTACTGCATGGGCAGCAAGCACCCCTGTAACAGCCGGCCAGTTTCTGTTTTCCAACATCTTCATCTATCAGGTGATTACTAGCGGAACAACTGACACTTCTCCCCCTCCTTACCCGGCATCTGGCGCTACGTTTCCTCCTACTGCCCCGTTCACCAACGGTACGGCAACGTTGCAATACTCCAGCAATGCGGAAATAATTACTTACGCTGCCATGCCTAACGGTCAATACACGCTAGACATCATGAATGTCAACCTGTATTGGGGTAACAGCCGCATACCTCTGCGCTACTTGCCGTGGACAAACTTTAATGCCCAACTGCGTTACTGGCAAAACTATGTTGGCAGGCCTATTTGCTTTTCAACTTATGGTCAAGGTCAGATTTACATTTCTCCTATTCCAGACCAAAGCTACTACATGGAATTAGACACGGTAATCATGCCTACTGAATTGCAGACTTCTGCACCTAGCGTTACTGATACCATCGTTGCCCCGTACACTGGCCCTGTAGCTTTCTACGCAGCCTACAAAGCCAAGTACAAAGAACAGAGTTATGGTGAAGCTGAAATCTATAAACAAGAGTACGGCAAGCAAGTCAATGCTGTGCAGAACTCCGTATTCACGCGCCGCATCCCTGACCCTTACTCTAGCCCGTACTAATCATGGCAGCAGCAGAGCAAAAAAAGTCGTATGCTGTCGTCAAGAACTTTACTAGCCTAAATACAAAGGCTAATAGAACGGCGATAAAAGAGGACGAGTTCGCTTGGATTGAGAACGCCATGCCAATTGGCTTTGGTAACATTAAGATTGTTCCCTCTCAATCTGCTGTTAAAAACACTAGCGGCAACGTCATTGCTTTTGCCAACACAGTCAGCTTTCTTACCTCTGCCAACATTGATGTCAACGATTTCATCCTTGGATTTGAGACAAACGGTAGGGCGCAGTACGTCAAGCTAGACACTGGTGGTACTGCAAACATAGCAAATGTTGCTTCTGCTGGCACGTTCTCTTCTGCTAATGTATCTACTGCTCAATACAAGAACGAGCGTGTCATCATTGGTGACCCAGACAAGGGACTGTTTACTTGGGATGGAGCCAATGTCTCCAGCATAGGCGCTGTAGGCTTTATAGGAGTTACAAACGCTGGCTCTGGTTATGTAACAACCCCTAGCGTTACCCTCTCTGCCCCACAAGAGACTACCGGCAATGTGCAGGCAACTGCTATAGCAACTATCTTAGCCAATGCAGTTAGCACAATTACGCTGACAAACGCTGGTCAAGGCTATACGCTACCTCCTACTGTCACTATCTCTGGTGGTGGCGCAAACACTAATGCTACCGCTATTTCCTCGCTAGTCACGTTTAAGACCGGCACAGTGTCTGTAGTAATCAACACATCTGGCACGGGCTACACCAACTCTTCTAACGTCACAGTGACTATAGGAGATGCAACCGGCTATACAACCCGTGCAACTGGCAACGCTATTGTTAGTGGGGGTCAAATTACGCAGATTTTGATGTCCAACCCCGGCGCTGGATACACTTCTGCGTCAAACGTGGCAGTAGTTATTGTGGATAGCACGGGCGTACCCGGCTCTGGTGCTACTGCTACCGGGGTGATAAATCTTGAAAAGATAGTTGATGTTGTTACCTTCTCTGGCAGGGTGTGGGTAGCTGCTGGACGTACCGTGTACTTCTCTGCTGCTGGAAGCTACAGCGACTTTACCTCTGTGTCTGCTGGTTCTCTAGTTCTTACAGACTCTACGCTGCACGGAAACATCAAAGCCTTATTGTCTGCTAACAATTTCTTGTACATCTTTGGGGATGACAGCATCAATGTGTTCTCAGATTTGCGGGTTACAACTAGCGGAGCAACCCTGTTTACCAACACCAACGTCAGTGCAAGTGTAGGTACAAAACGTATATACGCTATTTTCCCGTACTTCCGTTCTGTTCTTTTCATGAACGACTACGGTATCTACGCTCTAGTTGGCTCTACTACCAGCAAGATTTCTGACCAGTTAGACGGTATCTTCCCGTTCATAGACTTCACAAAGCCGGTATCTGCTGGTCAGGTGCTTCTAAATAGCATCTTGTGTGCATCTTTTTCCTTTACCTACAATGACCCGCTATCTACTGCCCGTTCTATACAAGCGGTGTTCTTTGAGAAAAAGTGGTTTATCACTAGCCAAGGAAGCCTGACCTACATTACGTCAGTCCCCTTGTCTGGGGTGATTAATCTGTACGGAACTACCGGCACGGAACTCTACCGCCTGTACAGCGACTCTACGGGCAATGTAGCCAGTACCATCCGCACGGCCCTGATGCCTATGGGTGACCCTATCCGCACAAAACAGGCTCTGAAGTTTGGCATAGAGGCCACACTTGCCAACGCAGCTTCTATCAACGTAACCGTAGATAGTGAAAGAGGTTCTAGCCCGGTTTACACGCTAGACAACAGTGTTATTTGGTATAACAATAGCGGTGCAGCTATACCTTGGAAAAATAACATTAACGTAACTATTGGTTGGCTTACGTCCAACGGTTACGCCCTGTACAAGAGTGACGCGCAGCAATACGGCAAGTATTTAGGCTTGACCATCACAAGTAACAGCGCCAGCTTTGTGTACAACACGTTTGAGTTTGAACATGAATTAAGAGTGAGGTTCTAAATGGCAGTTCCCTTTACATTCGGTACGGCAACATCGTCTATTCCGTTATCAAATCTTGACAGTAACTTTGCTACTGTTATCACGTTAGGCAACACGGCTATCCAGTTGGGTAATACCGTGACTACGCTTAACAACATGACGCTGGCTAACGTCACTATCAGCAGCGGCAATGTCACGATAACAAACGTGGCTATCACTACTGCTAACGTGACTACGGCAAACATCACTACTGACAACATTACTAACGGCACAGTGATTACAAGCCTTACGTTGTCATACGGCACAGCCAACGGGGTAGCGTTTCTCAACGGCAGCAAGGTACTGACTACTGGTACTGCGCTGACTTTTGATGGAACAAACGTAGGGATAGGGACAAATTCGCCTGCTTATAAGTTAGATATTAAAGCCGCAAGCACTCCAACAATTCGTGTTCTTGAAACCACTAACGGCCCTGATGGTCGATTCCTTGCAAGCGCAAGCGATGTGCAAATTGGTACTTACGGAGGTTCACCTTTAAGTTTTTATACCAATAGTTCAGAGAAAATGCGTATTGACACCAGCGGTAACGTAGGGATAGGGACGAGTTCGCCAAGCACATACGCAAATAGTTATGGGCCTGTTTTAGTTACGGGAACAGGAAACAACTTTGCAACTATACAAGGTCGCACTGATGGCCCAAGTGGTGCAACTAATTCAGTCTCCTATGGCGGGTCATACCAAACCAACCCCATTAACGGGGCAAGGATGTTTGTGTGTGCAGCAGGGAGTGCTGGTCAGCGGGGGATAATTACATTCTGTACAAAAGACCTTGATGACAACAGCACTCAACCAGTAGAACGTATGCGTATCGACTCCAGCGGTATCGTCACTATGTCTGCGTATGGTGCTGGTGCGGCAACATTTTCAGCGGCTGGCGTTATATCTTCTGTTTCAGATGAAACATGGAAAATTAAAGATGGGGTTCCAGTTGACCCTGATGCCATGCTTAAAAAGTTGGAGCCGGGATACTGGTATTACAACGATGAAAAGAAAGAAACTTTTGGAGTTGATAGGCAGTTAGGTTTTTACGCTCAAAACGTAAACGCTGCCATTGGCCCAGAAGCAGCACCAACGCCAGAAGAAGGAAAACCTTGGGGTTACTATGACCGTTCTGTTTTGGCTGTGACCGTCATGTCTTTGCAAAAAGCACTTGCAACTATTGAATCCCTAACCGCTCGTATCACGGCACTTGAATCAACCTAAAGGAAATATTATGACTACATACAACTGGGCTATTACCCAATGTGACCGGCTCACTGCCGACAATTTCATCACCACGGCACATTTCACTTGCAACGCTGTAGACGGTGACTACACCGCATCAAGCTACGGCACTTGCGGCTTTGCTGCTGCGACCCCTGCTATCCCCTACGCCAGCGTGACTGAGGCTGAAGTCTTGGCATGGTGCTGGGCTAACGGCGTGGACAAAGACGCAGTAGAGGCTAACCTTGCTGCACAGATTGCATTGCAAAAGGCTCCAGTGACTGCAACAGGAGTGCCTTGGAGTCAAACATGAGTACCAACGCATTTACAAAAATGGGAAACACGGTAGTCTTCACGGCTTCTACTACTGCGCCTACGCCTGTACAAGCCCTATCTACTACATTGGGAGGAAACCAGTACCGAATAATTAACAGCGGTCTTGTAACAGTATTTTTGGGTTATGGTTCAATTTCTGGTGATGCTGGAAACAACGCTACGGTAGTGACCACCACTGGCCCTGCATATCCTATCCTTGCAGGCACAGATGAAATTCTTACGTTTGTCCCTAACGCTTACTTTACAGGAATCACATCTAGCAGCACTGCTGTGGTGTACATCACTCCTGGCGATGGAATGTAATTATGTTAAAAACAGTCAGCAGCACCATTAACGCCATAGGCGCTCTTAACTACAAAGGCACTTGGAACGCAAGCACCAATAGTCCTACGCTTACTTCTGGCGTAGGAACTAAGGGTGACTACTATGTTGTGTCTGTTGCTGGCAGCACCAACCTTGACGGAACTATTTTGTGGGGTGTAGGTGATTGGGCGGTGTTTAATGGTGCTATTTGGCAAAAAGTAGATGGCGGTGATACTGGTAACTTCACCACCATATCTGTTACTACGCTGGCTACGTTAGGTGGAACTAACTTTACCAGTGCCAACTCAGCTTCTGCCACGTTTGCAACGTCTAGCCTTTTGTTAGTTCCAGAAGGTTTCATCACGGTACAAATTTCTGGAACCAACAAGAAGATTCCTTATTACGCTGTTTGACATGGAACAAGACAACTCAAACACATCTTTTACAGACCTAATAGTTATCTGGGTTGGCACTATTCTGGGTCACTTCACCCTGTCAGATGCGGTGTTGTGGGCAACTCTTGTCTTCACTTTGTTTCGTATTTACATCATCTTGCGTGATGAAATATTTAAGAAAAGGTAGGGACGGCCTATTAACATGGACGCTTTAAGTTACGTCAATTTTGGTGACAAAGTTGGACTAGCAGAGATGCTGTTTGAGAACGGTGTGCAGCATCGTTTGTTCCACCAGATTGTTACCGACACGGGAGTAACGTACCCTAAGTATCCAATAATAGATGCTAACCCCGAAAACCTTGATGACTGGTTGTTTGTGCATAACCAAGAGCATGAATCTTTGGCTTCTCTACTTACGCTTGACAACCCGTTTCAATTGTTAGATGCTGACTGGAACGTAGAGGAAGACTTCTACGATTGGTTGGGTGTACACCTAACTATCCACGAACAAATAGCAGCAGCTTTAGGAGTCTAATCATGGCTGACAATAGAGACCAAGATTATGTGGAACCAGTTGAGTATGACCCCTACTATGCAGAAGAGAGGCAAAGAGAATATAACCAAAGAATTATTGAAGCAGAGTCTGCAATTGGAGGAAGGCCAGCATTAGCTAGTAGAAATAATCTTACTCCAGAATTAGGAAACGATGGAAGTCTTCAATATCGTACTGCTGACGGAAAATTTTACTCTCCTTCTGGCGATTTTATTGGTCAATTAAGAACAGGTGAAAGACCTCCAGATAGCAGCCAATACACAAAATTTGGATTTGATTTATTTTCTGTTCTTGGTAGTGTAGCTTTAAGTGCTTTGCTTCCCGGCATTGGAAATGCAATTGCAGCACAACTTGTTGGTGCTGGAGTTGTAACTGCTGGCGCTACAGCAAATGCGTTAGGTCTTGCTATAGCAAACACTGCGGCAGGAGTAGCACAAGGAAAATCTTTTGAAGATTCGTTAAAAAATGCTATTGTTAGTGCTGCTGTTAACACTGGTTCTATAGAAGTTGCAAAAGCAGTTAACACTGTGATTAGCAATCCAGCAATTACAGATGCTGTTGTTTCTACCGCTTCTTCTATGGTTAAGACTGCTGCCTCTGGTGGTAGTGAAGCAGATATAGCAAATGCAGGATTTGCTGGTCTTGTTCAGAGTGGAACAACTTCTGCTGTTAAAAATGTATTTAACACAAGTTCTGATACGGCAAATATTTTTGGTGCTACTGCTGGTGGTGCTACTACTGGTGGTGTTACTGGTGCTGTCACAGGTGCATTAAACACTGTTGCCGGTCAAATTGGAAGAGATACATTTACTCCTACTCCTACTCCTACTCCTGCACCAGAACCTACACCTGTTGCTACAACAGACCCTTTTGTTAACGATATTAACCAAATTATTGAGCAGGGAACATCAGGCATTCAGACTGCTGGTGCTTTGCCGTTATCCTCTTACTACTCTCAATCTGCTCTAAATAATTCAGAACAAATATTGAGAAAAGTAGTAGAAGCTGCTAATGACCCAAATTACAAAGTTCTTTTACCAAGAATACAAGATGCATTAGCAAGGGCTGGCGTAACTGTTTCTGAATTAGCTAGTAGGCTCTCTCCCGCTGCACTTGCTGCAACGCTGATGACGTACAGTCCTAACGCTGGTGACCCTAATGAGATTGCAAATGTTGCGGAAAAATTTAGAACTTTTACAGGCTTTGACCCAACAACAACTTTGCAAACAGAATCAGCAAAGATAACGCAACCACAAAGGCCTATAACTCCAACACCAGTAGCGCCTTCTGATGTTGTTACACCTATACCATCTACTCAAATTCCTTCTACAGAGTTAGGTCAACTTCCTCCAGACGATGCGCCTCTTTTAGACCTTATTGCTCAACAACCAGTTGTTCCTCAACCTGTTACAGAAGTAACGGCAGAGACACCTCCTGCACCTGTAACATCTCCAGATAGAGAAATATTAGACCTGATTGCTCCAACAATAACGCCTACTCCAGAGCCTGCGCCTTACACCCCTAATATATCTGTCGCTCCTCCTGTAGTAACACCTACTGTTGCACCTACCCCAACACCCACGCCTTTACCTCCAGTTGTAGAACAACCTCCTGCACCCGCTCCTGTTGCAGAAACTGTACCGCCACCACAAGACAAGGCAATATTAGACCTTATTGCTCCTCCTGCTACGCCTTCCCCTGCTCCAGTTCAAACTCCAGAACCAACGCCATTGCCTTTGCTTGAAATTGTGCCTGCACCAGCACCAGAGCCTGCCCCCGCACCCGCTCCCGTTCCTGCTCCCACACCAGCCCCAGAGCCAGCACCAGAGCCAATTCCTACTCCTCCAGAGCCTGTTCCAACGCCTGCACCAGTACCAGAGCCTGTTCCAACGCCTGTTCCTGCACAAGACAGGGCAATTCTTGATTTAATTGCTCAACAACCAGCACCCGCTCCCGCACCAGAATTTGTCCCTGTCCCTGCCCCTGCACCAGAGCCTGCACCATCCCCCGCTCCTGCGCCACAACCTATACCAGAACCAGCACCCGCTCCTGCTCCTGCCCCCGAACCTGTTCCAGAGCCTATACCAGAACAAGATAGAGCCATCTTAGAACTTATTAATCCTACTCCTGCTCCTGTTTCAACTCCAGAAATAGCCCCTACTGTTCAACCTCTTGTTACTCCTACTACAGCACCAGAAGTGGCTCCCGTTATTGCTCCAGAGGTGGCTCCTACTATTGCTCCAGAAATATCACCAATTGTTTCTCCAGCACCAAACACATCTCCTATTACATCTCCAGAAACTTTTCCAACGACATCAACTTCTCCAGAAACTTCTCCTGCAACAGAGCCTGTTGCAAGACCAGCATTAGAGCCTGCTACAAAAAATGTAATTGAAGGGCCATCTACAACTCTTATTTCTCCCGTATTAACAACGCCAGAATCACCAGTTCCGTTAACTGATGATGAAAAAATATTAAAGTTAATAACACCTGAGTTAGAACCCCCCCCTATTTCAGAACCTACGGTTACACCAGAACCAACACCAGAACCTATTTCTGAGCCTACGCCTACTACACCTTCTGTTACAAAAGATACGTCAAAAGATGAAGTACCGGCAGATAAAGAAAAGCCTTATCAGCCTAAAATTGTTACTAAGACAATAGTGACCCCTAAAAAACCACCAGCATCTCCTGTTTCTGTTTTAGGTCAGGCTTTAGGTACAACAGGGTTGACAGCATCCCGTGGGGCTGGTGAAATTGAAGATACTTCTACGGGTAAGAAGCGTAAAAAAGTTTGGAACGAGGAAACCTTGCGTCTTAAAGACGCTCTAGGAGTTTAATCATGGCATCAGCAGTAAGACAAATTACCAGTGTTGGCGGCGATATACGCAAGATAGCGAGGCTTCTACAAAAGAAAGCCCCGCCTGGTCACATGTTGGCGTACATCAACCAAGAGGAAGCTGACTTGCTGAAAGAACGTGGAGGCTCTGGTAAACCGTATTCTGACACTGGCATACCGTCTTTTGAAGATGAAGACTTAGTTCCCCTAGAGCCAGTAACAGAAACTCCTTACGTTCCTATACCGACCACAGACGTTAGCGAACAAGGATATGAACCAAGACCGGCTGCTAGTGAGTATGGTGGCTATGATGTCACAACAACAACACCTACAGAATTTGCACAGCCTTTTAGCGCAGAACAATATGCTCAATACGGTGCTGGAAGACAAGCTGCGGAAGCATATCGCCCAGAATTTACTGTTCCAGAACAATACCAACAATATGGCGCTGGTAGACAGTATGCAGACCAAGCGGCTGCATTAGGTGCAGTGCAACCTACAGGAGTAAAACCTGACCTTGACTTGCTAGGCAGGGTAGCAAAAGCAACAGGCTTAAAAGAAGAGACTTTGCAAAGACTAGGCATATCTGGATTGCAAGGATTGTTTGGTGCTTATACAGCCAATAAAGCGGCAGAGGCTGGTCAAGCTGGTAAAGCAGAGATGATGGCCTTGGCTGCTCCTTACAGGCAACAAGCGCAAGAGATGATTGGTAAAGCACAGCGCGGAGAACTTACGCCTGTTGGTCAACAACAATTGCAGGCAGTGCAAGCACAGGCAGCGCAGGGTGCAGAGCGCCGTGGTGGTGTAGGCGCACAGCAGTCTATGGCACAGGTAGAAGCCTTCCGACAGCAGTTGTTGCAAGGTCAGTATGACTACGGTTTAAGACTCTCTGGCATTGCTGACAACATTGTTACTGGTGCTATTAAAACAGGACTGCAAGCTGACCAATATGTGAGCAACTTGACTAACAGTTATTTTGGCAACATGGCTAGGATAATGGCTGGTGTGCCAAACCAACCTACTCCTGGAGCGTAATCATGGCTGATACATTTTCAACTCTTGACACTGGTGAGTACACTCCTCTGCCTAAAGTTCCCAAGGCAGGGGAACTTACTATGCAAGACGTATTGGGTGTTAGAGAACCTTTTACTCCTAAAAAACTTGTATTGCAAGAAAAGTTGTCTGTTGCTGACGCTGATGTAGAAAAAGCAAAACAAGAAAAAGAATTGGTTTCTGTTAGAGGTGAAGTAGAGACTACTAAGAAACAATCTGAAGACATAAGAGGCGCACAAGATACATACCAAACACAACTAGAGGCAGAGCCACTTCCTGCTTTTGTTCCAGACAAAGAATCTGCAAAAGACATTGCAGGGTTGTTCTCTATGGTTAGTGTTATAGGTATGTTGCTTGGTGGTGGCGGCAAGCTAAATTCTATGCAGGCATTGAATGCCATGAACGGTATGTTAGAAGGTCACCAAAAAGGACGTTCTGACTTGTACAAAAAACAGGCTACGGAGTTTGATAAGAACTTTAAGGCCATGATTAGAAAGCATGAAGAGTTCCGCAAGAAAATGGAAGATGCGGTAAAGCTGGCTGCTGTTGACAAAGAGGCTGGTCTAGCAGACGCAAAGATGGCAGCAGTAGAAGCGGGAAGCCCAATTATCAAAGCTATGGTAGAGAGAGGTGAGATTGTCCGCGCACTACAAACTTTGAACGACACTGTACAAGGCCGTGAAGCTGCACTCAAACTTGTGTTGACAGAACAAGATAAAGCAGCAACCCGTAAATTGGCCGCAGACAAAGTTATAGCAGATGCACAGCGTCATCGTGAAGATATGGCTGCAAGAGAAAGAATGCGTTTAGCTACTTTAACTGCGGCTCAAGGACGTAGAGATGAAAAAGCATTGCAAGCTATTGGCCCTGCACTAAGAAACATTGCAGAAAATTATGCAGAAGGTTCTGCTGATAAACTTATTGGCGCTTCTACTCAAGACAAAAAAATTGTTCAAGGAGCTTACCGAGCAGTAGAAGAGTCAGAACAAGTTGCTGATTTTGTAGCAAAAAATCCAAAAGCAGTTGGTGCTATGGCTGCTATCAAAAACTTTATCAAAATGGATGCTATCAAAAGTATCAAGAATGAAGATGAAGGTGCTGCTGCGGTGGAAAAATCACAAGCAGTTGATGCGGCAATTGACAGGGCTGTTCAATCTGGAAGTGTTAATAAAGATGATGCAGAAGCAGCAAAAATTTTACAAAAGAAGTTGTTTGGTTTAGCTTTATCTGACGTTCAAGGTTCTGGTCAAAGAGGTTCTGTTTATTTAGATAGACAATTTCAAAACTTATATGACCAAGCATCTAGACAAAATACGTTGATAGAAATTATCAGAGAACGTGCAGAAGAAAACAACAGGAACTTGCGTGTTTACAAGTTAAACGTAGAGCGCCATAACAACCCAGAGCAATTTCCGTTGATGCAAGCAAAGTCAACAACCGACTACATCAAAGAGAGAGCGCCTAAGTCTGGTGTACCAGAAAACATTGAAGCCGCTTTAAAAGGAAAACCTGATGGCACAGGTGCAAGGTCTGGCGGCAAAACATATCGTGTTTACGGCGGTATAGTTACAGAAAAACAGGAGTAATTATGGCTGATGAAATAGAGTTATTGCCTCCTCCAAGGTCTGCTGACGGAGTAGAACTACTAGCACCACCAAAAGCGCCTAGTGGGTTAAAAGGTGGTATTGGTGCTGCTGCAAGAGGTTTGGCAGAGTCAGTTCCTTTTACTGGTGAAAAAATTGCAGAAAGTTTTGATTTACCAAAACCTAAAACTTTTCCAGAAAGACTTACCCGTAGGGCAGCGCGTAACCTTCCTTATGCTTTAGCCTCTGCTCCTTTTACTGGCGGCATTCCATCTGCTCTTGGTTTTGTAGGAGCAACAACATTAGGTCAAGCGGCTGAAGAAATTGGAGTTCCTGAGGAATATCAACCACTTGCAGAAATTGTTGGTGGTGGTGTTGGTCAAGGAACTGCGGATGTTTTAGGAAGGACTCTTGGTTATATTCAAAAGCCACTTGCTGCTTTAGCTAAAAAAGCAAAAAACTTAGGTTATGAAATTGACTATGGTGCAAAAGCTACGCAAGGCATGAAATACGGTTCTGGTGGCACTCCACAAAGCGCCATTAGAAACCTTGATAAATTTACTGAAGAGGCTACTGCACGGGCTGGAAAATCAACAGCTAATGTTAATGCGGCATGGGTAGAACAAACGCAAGCTGAACTTGGCAATGAAGTAGGACGCTTGTTTTCTGGCAAGACGTTTACATCAAAGCCGGGTTTTCCACAAAAAATACAAGATATTGTCAATGAAGCTGAAGGCATTTTTGGTCAACAAGGAAACACTGCTAGAACAATTATTGAAAAGAACATTGGAGGTCAACGTGCTGGCGGTGAACTCTTAAGTCCTCAATTCAAAGCTGAAGACTTGCGAGGAGCAATCACTCAAGTTAACTCAGCGTTGTCTGGTGCAAAAGGCCCACAGGCAAAAGTCTTGCATGACTTAAAAGATGCTTTAGAAGAACTTGCTTCTAAAAATCTTACAGGTGCAGAAGCAAAGCTGTATGACGCATGGAGAAAGAAGTACAACTCTTGGTCTGCTATCAGTGACTTGATTCAGCTAGAAGGCAAGACAGGCATCACTGCCTCTGGTCAAGTTAACCCAGAAAAATTGCTTGACGAGATTACGCGCAGGACAGGCGGTAGAGCCGCTTCTAATCCTTTGTATAAAGACTTGGGAGAACTTGGCGACATTTTGAAATCCCAAGTCATTAAGCCTACAGGTGGTTTAAGTGCTGCTTTAGCATCTGCAACAGAAAACCCGTTGTCAAAGGGATTGGGAACAATTATGCAGCGCAGCGTTCCAATGAGAGGTGCTGGTCTTGCCGCTACTGCCCAGACCCTTGCCCCTGCCCAACAATACTTGCAAGCAAATACTCTTTTGCCAGCAAAACGACAAAATTAATTATGAGCAAGAAACAAAAAGGCATCAATCCTGAGTTGGAGAAGGCTATCAATAGCCTGATGGACTCCGTTACCAATGACCCTACCGCTTCGATTACCGACAAAATGCGGGTGATTGACCGTGCTTTGAAGCTGGAACAATTGAAGCTGAAAGACTCTGATTCCGAGTGGGGTAGCGGGTTTGGGTTAGACGATGATGAAGAGAAGTGATAACATGATTACTTCTCAACAAAAAGAGGGTATTTATCATGGATGCAACCGCAGTAGTCCGCATAGCGTTAGGTGTCATATCAGACCGTCTAATAACTATACTCGCACTCTTAACTTCGTTTGGCCTTGGATGCTGGACAATGTGGGGTCTGGGATGGGAGCGTGTCTCGGCACTAGCAATTTATGTAGTTTTCGCGTATCTTGTAGTAACCGCAAAGGAGAAAAGTAATGTCAAAACATCGTCCCCAAGACAACAATCAGCAGATAGCTAAACCAACCCGTCCTCAGTTGCCTAGTGATGGCAGCACGGGAATGGAGCGTTGGCAACCGGGTCAGCTTCCCAAGGGAGGTTTTATCTCTGTGTTTGATTTCTCAGGCACACCCACCTATGACACTAAGAAAAGCCCCACTGAAGGCGGCGGCTGCAAGGTGTACTAATGGCTAACAATCTTGCTTTCCAAGCACAGGGAAAGACGTTTAAGGCTAACGCTACTACGGCTTCCCAAAGAATTACCATTACCGCTGATAGTCCCTGCAATCAATTAATGGTGGCTAACCATCAACCGGCTGGTAATGTTGGACAACCTGTGTACTTTGTTGTGAGCGCAAACTCTAGCGTCACATGCACTGTGCCAGCTAACGGCTCTCCGCAGTACGCAATGGTATCAATTCCAGCAAGTACCAGAGTCTTTACTGTTCCTACTCAGTTTGGCTCTAACCCTTTGTACATTGCTTTTATTGGTGCAGCAGCTTCTGAATGCTACTTTACTCCAGGTGAAGGTGTATAGGCATAAGATGAATGAGATTGTTTATTCTGTGTTTTTTGATGCTGCTAACAACATCAAGTGCAGAGGATAAGTTAATCCTATCGGCAGAGCCGCCTTTACCAAAGAAGCAAGAGAAGCCCAAGCCCGGTTGCGCGGTGCAGGAGTTGTACGTTATTGGTTTGACAGTGCATGACCCAGCAGAGCGCCACAAGGCTATGCTGGAGTGGTTGGATAGGTCAAAGTGCAGCGTAGACGATTACACACTTATTTGGAACGCTTTGCCAGAGTGGGCTGGCACTTCAGATAGCCCCATGTTGAGAGCAAAAATCATGGAGAAAGCAAGATGAACGAAAAGGATAAGTTGGTTAGTGTCGTTACCTACATGGTCACCGCTACGCTGTGCTTGGTGGTAGTTGCTTTGATAGGCGCTCTAATCCACGGCTTGTTTGTCAAGGAAGTGGACAACACCAAGATTTTTGAAATTATTGGCCCTGCTTTTCAGACCATTATTGGTGGCTTGATAGGCTGGCTATCTGGCTTAAAAGTAGGTTCTCACATAGAAGAGGAGAAGCCCAATGGCGCTTGACCCCGTATCCGCACTGCTAGACATAGGCGGTAAAGTCTTAGATAGGGTTTTCCCTGACCCTGCACAGCAGGCTGCTGCCAAGCTGGAATTGATGAAGCTGCAACAGTCTGGAGAGCTAGCCCAGCTTGCAGGGCAGATGGACATCAACAAGATAGAGGCGGCAAGTTCCTCTCTGTTTGTCAGCGGCTGGAGGCCAGCTATAGGATGGATATGTGGCGCAGGGTTTGGTGTTCAGTTTGTTATAGGCCCACTAGCTGAGTGGGGTTCTGCCTTGGCTGGTCACCCTGTTAAGTTTCCCCAGATGGACACCGGGACAATGATGCCTCTATTGTTGGGTATGTTGGGGCTGGGCGGTATGCGTACTGCTGAGAAAATACAAGGAGTGGCGGCAAAATGAACATTACTCCGCACTTCACTTTAGATGAACTGACATTTACTGACCACAGGGAGTTTGACAATGAACCTGACTATGATGAAACAGAGAATCTTCTCCGTTTGGCAAAACTTTTGGAGCAAGTTAAAAGCGTTTTGGGTGGCGTACCAATCATGGTCAACAGCGCATTTCGGTGCAAAGAAGTAAATGACGCAGTAGGAAGCAAAGACACTAGCCAGCAC